GGGACGCTATTCAAAATGGATATGAATTAGATGAGTTACACAATGTGTTAATTGATGATTTAACACTTTCTAATAATGATATTATTCAATACGATAGTGCCACTTCACTTTGGAAAAACAAACAATTAGAAACTTCATTTATACCTGATTTAAAAGGTTTAGAAACTTATAGGGGGATATCATTCAATAACAATAGTACAACTGTTATTTCTGATGGTGGAGTTACAATGTCATCAAGTGCATCTACTTTGGCTCAATCGGTTGCATCTACTAATTTTGCAACAAAACAAATAAGATTAAGGTATTATTCAACTACTGTGTCAAGTGGAAGGTATACAGGAACTAGAGGATCGGCATTACTTTGGTATATTCACGGTGGTTTTAAATATGTTTGCGATTTCAATATTTCAGATACTACATTTTCAGCAGGTTGTCAACAATTCTATGGGTTGGCAGGTCAAACAACCGATTTAGCTTATGGTGGGGCAGGTGGCACATTGGTAAACACATTAACTAATATAATCGGCGTAGGTAGTGAAGTTGGCGATACTAATTTACAAGTTTTTCATAATGATGGAAGTGGTACAGCCACAAAAATAGATTTGGGAGTTGATTTTCCAGCTAACAGAACAGCTGGAGCAATTTCAACAACTGTATATTCAATAAAAATATACAACAAACCTAATTCTACAGATGTAAAATATGAAGTAGTTAATAATGAAACTGGAGTAATTGCAAATGGTACAATTTCAACGAATTTACCTTTAAGCACACAAGGTTTAAATTTCTTTGCTAGTAGATGTATGTCAACGACTTCTTTAACTAATTCAGGACAATTTGACTTATCAAAATTAGGTGTTTATTCAATCATATAAAAAATGGAACAATTTACATTACAACATACGATTATTATTGAAGATGACTTACAAGCAAATGTTTGCTTAAAACCTACAAATGAAGGTTTAAAAAATTTCATAGCAACTTATAAAGTGTATGATACAGAAAATGAAGCTTTAAATGATTTGGATAATTTTAAAACAGAAATGACAGTTAAATTATTCAATGATTTGCCTAATGAGATAAAAGTTAACTACTTTTTATAATTTACTGACATTTTAACGTCAAATTAACACAAAAACAATACTTTAAATTTACAATATGATAGGAAACGTATATATAAAAGGTCAAATTGGTAATTCATACGATGAAAATGGTTTGATTACCCAAAAAGGCGTGGAATTAATAGACGTTGTTTCGCAAGTTCAAACACTAGGAGAGGTTGATACAATTAATGTACATATAGATTCTGAAGGTGGTTACGTTGAGGTTGGTCGTTCAATTGCTCAATTTATTTCTTCATTAGGAAACGTTAATACAATAGCTGAAAATCTTTGTGCGTCAATTGCAACTGAAATTCATTTATCAGTTCCTTTAAACAATCGTTTTATTCAAGAAGGTACATCATACATTATTCACAATCCATTCTTAATGAATGTAACGGGTGATGCTAACGCACTTGAAGAAATGTCTAAAAACATTAAAGAAACTGAAAGCGAAATGATTAACAACTACGCTAAAGCAACAGGAGTTTCAAAAGAAGCTTTAAGTGGATTAATGAAAATTGAAACTAGCTTAACAGCGGATCAATGTTTGAAATTGAATTTTGCAAGTGCAATAGTTCCAAAACAGCAACAAAGGGCAGTAGCCTTAATTTATAATCAAAAACAAACAAATATGAAAAAACCACTTATGGAAAGAGTTGCTCTAGCAATGTCTATATTGAAAGGTGAGGAGGCTGTCGCTACGGTTGAAAGAAACGAGTTAGCGATGATGGTTGAAACTGATAAAGGTATTTTACAATTACCTTATGAGGATATTCAAGTTGGTGATGCTGTTTTATTGGAAGACGGTACAAATGCCTTAGATGGTACTTACTTAACTCCTGAAGGTGCTAAAATCGTTATTCTTGACGGTTTAGTTTCTGAGTATATGGAAGCTCCTGAGAAAGAAGTTGAATTAGAAGTTGAACTTTCAGCGGTTCCAACACAAGAAGAAATGGACGCTTTGACTGCAGAAAATGAGTCTTTAAAAGCTGAAATTGAAGCTTTAAAATTAGAGTTAGACAAAGCAAATGGTGTTGCTGAAACAGTAGTTGCAAAAATGGAAGAATTAGCGAAAATTGGGAGCAATTTTACACCACCAGCTCAAGCAACTGTATTTAGAGAGATTGAAACTCCGAAAAGTATTAAGGAGCAAATGAGAGAAAGAAAATTAATTAGTAAAAACAAATAAATAACAAATAAACATGGCTTTAATAGACGTAACAGATTTAACATTCAACGGTGAAGAAATAAAAGCAATATCGGAAGCGGTATTCGAAAGTGCTTTTGCTAAACCTGAGTTAACTAAATTTCATTCAGTAGTTAATGGAATTGTAGCTAAAAAACAAATAGCAATCTTAGGAAGATTGAACGGATTAGTAGGAAAAGGTACAGGTTCTTGTGACCCAGCTTCAGCAACTAACGCTATCGTAAACACTGAGAAATTTTGGGAACCTGCAATGGTATCTGATAGATTCGAAGCTTGTTGGACTGATTTAAAAGAAACTTTCTTTTTATACGGTACGAAAAAAGGAATTGAAAAGTATGATTTAACAGGTACAGATTTTTTGAACTTTGTTGAGGAATTGGTTTCTGACGCTATTCAAGAAGCAGTATACAGAATTGCTTGGTTTAGTGATGTTGATGCTGAAACAGTAGCTGATGGAGGTATATTGAAAAACGGAACTGATCTAGCTTATTTCAACAAAATCAATGGTTTTTGGAAACAAATAGCTGCAATTGTTTCAGCTGATTCAACTCGTTTAACTACTGATTTAGCTTCAAGAAATGGGCAATCTACATTTGCATTACAAGCGTTCACAACAACAGATACAACAAACAAAGTAGTTTCTAACGCTTTACAAAATATGCGTTTTGGTGCTGATTACAGACTACGTGAAAAACAAAATTTAGTTTACGTTGTAACTCAATCTGTAGCTGATCAATACGAAAGAGAATTATTAGCTTATAACGTAGCTTTCACAACTGAAAGATTGGAAAACGGTATTACTTTGTTAAAATCAGGTGGTATTGAGGTTTATTCTTTTAATCTTTGGGATAGAATCATTAGATCTTACTACTCAAATGGAACTAAATACCATTTACCTCACAGAGCTATTTTGGTAACTCCTGAAAACTTACAAGTAGGAACTGAAGAAATTACAGCTTTATCTGGAATGGACGTTTTCAACGATAAAAAATCTAAGAAAAATTATATTGATTTCGCTTTCAACATCGATGCAAAAGTTGTATTGGATTACGAAATTCAAGTTGCTTACTAAGAAATAAATATTGGGAGCGTAAAACCTCCCTTTTTTTTACTAACTTTTAAAAAATATATATATGTCAGTAGTATGTGGAGCAATTGCTTCGAATATTTTAATAAGTTGCGAAACACCGATGCAAGGTGGTACACGTGATAGAGCGGTTATATTTAATTATGACGACATAGCTTCTATTGTGTATGATACAACAAACACAGCAACGGTTGAGGATATAGTTCTAGCAACTGGTAAATTTGCTTACCAAATTGATGGTAAAAACAACTCTATTGCACCAAAAGCAATGATGGTTAAAGTTGGATTTAATAATATGTTTGATCATTCAGTTCAAATGAAAGGTTTTGACCTATCACCTGAAATTAAAGAACAACTTAACTCAATGAAAGACGGTCGTTTTGTAATTATTACAGAAAATTATTACAAAGGAACTAACGGAAATTCTGCTTTTGAGATTTACGGTTTAACCACAGGACTTGAAATGTCAATTTTGGAAAGAGATCCAAACAATGCAGACACTCAAGGTGCTTTTGATTTCACTTTCACAACAATTAACAATAAAGAGCCACGCTTACCAAACTCTTTATTCGTTACAAGTTATGCAAGTTCGAAAGCAGTAGTAGATAGTTTATTGGATTAATTAAAAAATTATTACTATTTTTAAGGGTGCTAAATATTAGTACCCTTTTTTTATAAATATGCAAGAAAAAATTGATAAAATATTAAGCTACGAAAAAACCAAAAGTATATGGAGAGGTAACCACCTTTCTACTGAGTGGATAGAAGCTAATGAGTTAAACATTTCTTTATTTGGAATAAGTCTAAATAGAAGTGCTAAGTGCGAGTGTTTAGAAGATCTATTTTTTGCTTTAAAAAGACCGAATATAATAAATAAAATAACAGAAAAAATGGAAAAACAATTTCACGTTAAAAAAGGAAAGGTGATAATGTCATTTGGAACAGATGCAATTACTGAGCATTCAACTGATAAACAATGTATTGCTGCCTTAAAAAACAATCCTGTTTTAATTAAATTTTTTGAGAAAGTACCTGAGAATTGGGAAAAAATAGTAGGTATTGTAGAAGATGTTAAAGAAATAACAGAGGACGTTAAAGAAGTAGTTCAAGCGGTTAAAAAAACACGTGCTAAACGCAAAATAAATGGCTAAGGTTAAATCAACGGCTCAAAAGGTCACACAAAGAATTGATGTTATAGATAACATTGGTTTTTTTGTAAAGAAATACGACTTTGACAATAAATACCCTCAAAGGGTAAATGATATTGTCAATGATTCTGGAACTGCAAAAACTTGTTTGAAACTATATGAAAAATTTGTTTTTGGTGGTGGTCTTAAAGATACTGATTTCTACAAAAGTAAGATCAACTCAAAAGGTGAAACTACGGATAAATTTGTACGTAAATTAGTTAAAGACTTTGGAAAATACGGAGGTGTTGCTATTCACGTTAACTATAATGGACTTTATCAAAAAAGAGAGGTTAGTTTAATACCTTTTGAATTTTGTAGGCTAACTCCTGAAGGCGACCCGCACGAAGGAATGATACAAGTTTATGACGATTGGGGACACACTAAGCATAAGAAATTTGATAAGACTGATATAATTTATATCAATCCTTACAATCCGTCAAATGTTGAGAAAGAGGTTGAAGAAGCAGGAGGATGGGAATTTTATAAAGGTCAAGTTTATTACTCTCCAATGAACGAATATCCCTTAGCTCCATTTGATGCGGTTTTAGAAGATATGTTAACAGAAGGTCAATTAAAGAAATTCAAACATTCAACTGCAACTGATAATTTTTTAGCTAGTCATTTATTGGTTATGGGTAAAACTGAAAGTGATGAAGATGCTGAATTGTTTGATGAAAATATGAGAGCATTTCAAGGTGGTGAAGGAGCAGGTCGTATAATGGTTATTGAACGTGAAAGTAATGAAGAAGCTATTGAACTTAAAAAATTAGATATTCAAAATTATGACGGTCTTTATGAATATACCGAAAATTCATCAAGAGATGCTATAATTAAGATGTTTTTAATACCGCCAGTTTTACTTTTACGCGTTGCTGGTAGTTTAGGAACTTCAAAAGAGATTAGTGATGCTTTTGATTATTATAACGGAGTTACTTCGGACGATCGTTTAATAATTGAAGAAATTTTAACAGAAATATTTAGCAACTTTTATTATAATATTTGCCCTTCAAATGACTATTCTATTTTGCCGTTGAAATATAGCAAAGCAATCGCGCCTGAATATCTTTCTTATTACACAAAAAATGAGATTCGTATAGCAAATGGAGATGAAGAAGCTACTGATGTTAAAGCAGACACTACTTTGTTAGCGGTTACTTTGGGAGTAGGAGGAACACAAGCTTTGACAAGTATTTTAAGTGATCCAACATTAACAATAGAACAGAAAAAAGGTACTTTAAAGGTATTATTCGGATTAAGTGATGAACAAGTACAACAAATGCTTACATTATGATAACAACAAAATTAATAACACTTCAAAATATACAAGCTGTTAAATCAATTTCATTAAATGTAAATGAGGTTAAACAGTTAACTCCGCATATTTTAGAAGCTCAAAACTTTGATTTAAGGGAATTAATCGGTGATGCCTTTTATTTGGATTTAATAACTGATTTTACTTCTTTACCTTCTTTAACTAAATATAGCTTTATATTCAACGGTGGTCAATATACTTATCAAAATGAAACTTATTATCTAGACGGTTTAAAACATTATTTAGTTTATTCAAGTTACTCTAGATATTTAGCTAATTCAAACGTAATTAGCACAGCAACAGGATTGGTCCACAAAACAAACCAATATAGCGACAAAGTAGAAGAAAAAACAATTGCTAGATTAGTATCACAATCGCGTTCAGCAGCAACGTTTTGCGAGGAAAATATAAAAAAATATTTGGAAAGAAATAAATCTAGTTATCCGTTATATAAATGCGATAAAAATGTTAATTTTACTAATGGTATAAAAATTAGAAATATAGGCTCATGAATAGCGAAAATATAATTTTAAGAGAAACGGATAATTTACCGTTAATAAATAAAAATGACTACTTAGACAACGCGGATTTCGACAATAATTTTATCAATATTTATAACGATTTCTTAGCTTTATGTAGTACCGATTACGTTGATACTTTTGACAACTCGAAAACTTATACAATAGGCGAATACGTTGTTTATAACGGTAAAATGTGGACATCTATTTACGATGGTTTTGTTAATATTACTCCAGGAACAAATGAGATATATTGGCAGGACACTTTTCCAACGTTTTTAGCTCACGTAAAAAATAGAGATACAAAACTAGGAGAGGGTACGGATAACGAAGTTACAGCACAAGAAATAAGAGCTTTCATAGATGCTGGATTGACTTCTACTACTAACTTATCTTTGTCGACTAAAACAACTACTAGCTTTAAGATTGAAAGTTCAACAGGTACAGATGTTATCGTACCTCAAGCGACAACAAAAGAAGCTGGTTTACTTTCAGCCTTTGACAAAGCTAAGCTAAACAATTTAACAGGTGTTAATAGTGGAGATCAAACTCTTGAAAGTTTAAATGGGGAAAATGTAGACAATAAAGCGGTTGATTTCACAACAATTAATGATACTCTTTATCCTACTACACAAGCGGTTGATACTTATATAACCGAGCAAGTACCTGATTTAGTTGAAACTTTTGTAGACGCTTCTTTTGAAAAAATAGATAATAAAGCAACAGACTTTACAACGGTTAATGACACTTTATATCCTACGGTTAAGGCAGTAGATGACCATATAAATAGTAAATTAACAGGATTGTGGGACGATCGTGGAGGTTACGATGCTTCTTCAAATGTTTTTCCTTCAAGCGGTGGAAGTGGTGGTTCAGGTGCTATTTTAAAAGGGGATATTTGGACAATTAGTATTGAGGGTACTTTGGGGGGTACATTAATGCACGTTGGTGATACTGTTAGAGCATTAACTGATGCCCCGGGACAAACTACTTCAAATTGGGCATTATTAGAAAATGCAATTGGTTACGTTCCTGAGAATGTGAATAACAAAGTAACTACATTTGTAGGAAATACAAGTTCAGACACTAAATATCCAAGTGTTAAAGCTATTGTTGATAATTTTGACAGCACTAATATTAAAAGTATTTTAGGTATTACAACATTAAGTGGAAATAATACAGGCGATCAAGATTTAAGTAATTTACTAGAAAAAAATACATCAATTACTGGAGCAACTAAAACAAAAATTACTTACGATTCAAAAGGTTTAGTTACTAGTGGAACAGACGCGACTACTTCCGACATTGCAGATTCAACAAATAAACGTTATGTAACAGATGCGCATCTTACTGTATTAGGTAATACAAGCGGAACAAATACAGGCGACCAAATTATCTCGGACGCTACGTTAACAACGAGTGATATAACAACTAATGATGTGTCGATAACAAAGCACGGATTTGTACCAAAAGCACCAAACAACACAACTCAATATTTAAGGGGCGATGGTACGTGGGCAACTCCTTCAGCAGGTGGATTAACCTACTTTACAGAGGCTCAATCAACAGCTTCACCAAACGCAACAGTTAACGTTGATTCATTAACAGCGGTTGCATCAACTACAAATGCTGATTTTGCTGTTATACCAAAAGGTACAGGAGCTTTAATAAGTCAAATTCCTGACAGCACAACAGTAGGTGGAAATAAAAGAGGTATTAGAGCTGTAGATTTTCAAAGAAATAGAGCTGGTGCGACACAAGTAGCTAGTGGAAATGAATCTTTTATTGGAGGAGGTTCTGAAAATATGGCTAGTGGTTCACAAAGTACATCTATTGGTGGTTATAGAAATTATGCCACTAATACTGGCGCAACTACATTAGGTGGTTATCAAAATCAAGCAAATGGTTCATATTCAGCAACAATAGGTGGTCAATTAAACCAAACAAATAACACTTATGCTATAAGTGGTGGTTATTCATCACAAGCAAATGGTAATTCATCAATTGCTTTGGGATATTTTAGTACAGCAACATCATCAGGTTCAATAGCATTAGGTTCAAATTCAAGTGCAAGTAACACAAGCGCAGTTGCAATTGCAGGTGGAAACGCAACTGGTAGTGCCTCATTTGCTATAGGTGCAAATGGTCTTTCAACAGCAAATGCAACTGGTACGGGTTCAGTAGCTTTAGGTGGGGGTACAGCATCAGGTAATTATTCATTTGCAACAACATTTAATCAGGCATCAGGCGACCAAAGTGTTGCTTTAGGTGGTTCATACGGTGGAGGCAGCGGAGCTGTAGCTTCCGGAAGAAATTCATTTGCATTAGGTGAATCTACAAGGTCTACTGGTGGATACTCTATGGCTATAATTGCCAATTCGGACACATTTTCACACAGATACAGATTATCTCATGGAGCATACAATTCAAGTGCTTCAAATGGTATAGGTTCAATTCAAGGTTCTACATTAGTTGTTGCTGCTGAAACATCAGGTGCAACACCTACTACAATGACAACTTATGGTGGTACAGCTATTGCTTTAATTTTACAAAATAATAATGTTGTAAGAGTAAAAGGTTCTATTACTGGAAAACAAAGTGCATCAACAAATGTAGGAGTTTGGGATATAGATTGTGTTATTGTTAGAGGTACAACAGCAGCAACAACAGTAATTGCAGGTACACCAACGGTATCACTTGTTGTAAATACTGGTTCATTTGGTAATCCAACTTTAACAGCTGATACAACAAATGGTGGTTTAGATATTAAAGTTACAGGAGTTGCAGCTACATCAATAAGATGGACAGCAGTATTAAATACCGTAGAAACAATTTTAGCATAATTAAAATATATAAAAAATGCCAGTAATTAGTAATCAATACCTTCAAGGTATAAATCAAACAACAGGAACAGGTGCGCCAACACATTCAGCGGTTGCAGGGGATAGATATACCGATACATCAACGGGTAATACTTATCAATATACTACAAGTTGGCAAACTGTATCATATAGCGCAGGTGGATTGACTTATTTCACAGAAGCTCAAAATACAAGTGCGCCTAATGCTACCGTACCAGTAGATAGTTTAACAGCTGTTTCTAGTACTACAAATGCCGATATGGCGTTATTGCCAAAAGGTACTGGTGCTTTTATAGTAGGACATATACCTGATAATACACCTACAAATGGTGCTAAAAGAGGAAATTATGCAGTTGATATTCAACCAGCTCCAATGAATTATGCAGCTGGTGCTACTGGAAATAATTCTGTATGTATAGGTTCAGAAAGTACATCAAGTGGAGCATTAGCTGTATCTATTGGTTATACATCAAGGTCAACATCAAGTGGAGCATTAGCATTAACAGCTGGCTATGCAACTGGTATTAACTCAGTAGCTATTTCAAGTGCTTCAACCGCTTCTAATACATATTCATTTGCTATACAAGGTGGTAATTCATCAGGTGCTGGGGGATTTGCTGGTATTAATTCAACTGCATCAGGCACTAATTCACTAGCTTTATCAGGCACAGCTTATGAAGGAGCAACAGCTAGCTCTACTAATTCAGTTGCAATTGGGAAAGGTACAGTTTCAAATGCTTCTCATTCTATTTCATTAGGAAATTGGTCTAGTTCAAAATCAATTGCTTCTAAATTATCACTTGGTTCATTTATTGATACAGCACCTTATTTAGTAGGTTCTACGCAATTAGGTTTGTCAAGTTCTTTAGCTAATACAACAACTAATACAACTGTGGAACTTTCAACACAAGGTGGTACAGCTATTTGTTTAACTCTACAAAATAATGAAGCTATAAGAGTAAAAGGTTCAATAATTGGTAAACAAACAGCTAGTACAAATGTTGCTTGTTATGATTTTGATTGTGTAGTTGTAAGGGGTACAACAGCAGGAAGTACAATTTTACCATTAAATAATCTTAATCTAGTTTTAGACACAATTACATTAGACACTATACCATCATTAACAGCTAATACAACAATAGGTGGTTTATCAGTTAAATCAGGCGCAAAAACAACAACTACAATTAAATGGAGTTGCAGAATAGATTCAACAGAAGTAATTCTAGCTTAAAAATAAATTAGTAATTTTACAAATAAAAAAATAAACAATTATGAAAATTAAAACATTAGTACGAGTAACTTATAACAATGGAATAACAGGTCAAGAAACAGGTTTAGTAACGGGAGTTTTACAAGGTTGTACACAAGGATTAAGATTTGGATTTGAATCAAATTATATGTTTGAATATACGTCTGAAAGTGGTCAGACAATTGCAAATAATATGTACCCTGTATCAGCTGAAGAAACAAATGCCTTGTATGAGTTAGTTAAAAGTGAAGTTCCAACTGGATTAAGTTATTCAGAAACAACTACATATTTATACTATTTAGGTTTCAGGCAGCAAATGGCTCAAACTTTTGGTATTGATATTGATGATATTGAAATAATATTAGAATAATAACTATATTTATAGTTTAAAAAAATAGTATATGAATGAATTTGTAAATATCACAAAAAAGTACGGTGTAACAGGAGTACTTGCTTGTTGGCTTTGGTTAACAAACGACAGAGTAGAGGCATTAGAAAATAAACTTGTAAATTGTTATCAATTTCAAATGATGAGAAATGCTAAAACTCAAGCGAAAATTACAGATTCATTCATGTATGCTATTTTACCGGAAAAATTAAAGATAAAAAAAGCATGAAAGAAATTCAAAAACGTTGGAAAGCAACAACACCACCTTTCTTTAAGAAGGTTATACATATAGGAATAGTACTAGGTTTAATAGGTGGAGGTTTGGTAACCGTTCCAGCTACGGCATCAGTAGGAGCAATACTTGTAACAGTAGGTACAACAGCAACTGCAATCGCTAAACTTACCAAAATATAATGGAAAATATTAGTAAACATATAACATTTAAAGAAGCTACACAAAGTAATACAGCGATAAGATTTGGTATTAAAAACAATCCAAATTCTATTGAGTTAGAATCTATGAAATTAGTAGCTAATCAATTATTTGAACCGTTGCGAGAATGGTATGGTAAACCTATTAAAATAAATAGTTTTTTTAGATGCGAAGAACTTAATAAAAAGGTTGGTGGTTCAAAAACTAGCGGACACGTTTTGGGTAATTCTATCGATATAGACGCTGGAAGTATTGAAGAAAACAAGAAACTTTTTGATTATATTAAAGACAATTTAATGTTTGACCAATTAATAAACGAATATAATTTTTCGTGGGTACATATTTCTTACAAAAAAAATTCTAATCGTAAACAGATATTAGTAATTAAATAACTATATTTGTTATCATAATTTTTTTAGTTTAAAGTTGTAAAACGAGGTAATTTAAAACTATCTCGTTTTTTTTATTAAAATAATTTAATTAAACTATTGTATATTTAAAATAAAGTAGTATATTTGTCATATAAATAACAAACAACTAAAAATTAGAAATTATGAAAACTATTTATCACACAGAATTTACTCGCAAAGGGTACGGTCAATGGACAATTACAATTGAATTTATTGACGGTCAAGAAATCAAGATTTTTACAACAGATAGTCAACTATATGATGAGTGGAGTAACCTTGATAGCGAAGAAAAAAACAATCTAATTGCAGAACGTTTAGATTATAAAATTGAAGAACTTTTAAACTAAATTTATGGAAACATTTGTAAACTACGGAATGATAGAATTGCGTTGTGAGTATGAGATTGAGGAATATTGCCCAGCTACATATTTGCAACCTGAAGAAGGAGGTAATATATACGATTTATGTATATATGTTGACAGCCAAGAAATATCTCAATTATTAAGTGATGATAAAATAGAATCAATTAAAGAACTAATCATTGAACAATTATGAAAATATATAAAAAAATACACGAAGCTAAGAAAGAAATTGGAGTAGTTAAGAAAAACGCTAAGAATCCACATTTCAAGAATACGTACGCTGATTTAAACGCGTTAATTGAAGCAGTTGAGCCGATACTACTAGATAAAGGTTTGATTATGTTACAGCCAATAAAAGACGGAAAAGTGTTTACGCAAATAATCGATATTGAAACTTTTGAAATGGTTGAAAGTGCAATTGATTTAAGTGCTAATTTAACAGCTCAAGCTTTGGGAAGTCAAGTAACATATTACAGAAGATACACTTTGCAAAGTTTGATGAGTTTACAAGCTGACGATGACGATGGGCAAAGAGCAAGTACACAGCCACCAATTAAAGAAATATTACAAATAGGCTCTAGCAATTTTATTCGTTGCCTAGATGCTTTAAAAGAAGGTAAAGGAACGATTGAGCAAATCAAATCAAAGTATAATGTATCAAGTGAAGTAGAAAAAATATTAATTGAAAAATCTAAATAAAATGGAAAATTTAAACGACATAGATAGACAAGCACAAGCATATTACGAAAACGTGCCTCAACAAAATCCTTTTCATTTATCGGTGGTAACTGAATCAACGGTGCTAACTTTACAAGACCATTTCGATATGATGATACAAGCAGTTAGAAATGGCGAACTAGACGCTTTAAGCCTTTATACTATTTCTAAGGAAGTAAAAGATATTGCTGAGAAAGTTAATAAGGAAGTTCAAGAACTAGCGATTGAAGAAGCTGAAAAGCATACAGAAAAAAGTTTTAAGTATGGTAATAAAATGATTACTAAAGTAGAAGGTCGCAAAATGATTGACTATTCAAATATTGAGGAGTGGCGAATTGCAAAAGACAACTTGAAAGAAATTGAGGATAAATACAAGCAAGTAGCATTATCATCTTTAAGTACGCTAGACGAATCAACTGGCGAAGTATTACAACGTCCAATAGTAACATTTAGCAAATCATCTATAACTATTAAGAAATGTTAAAAGTATTTTTATTTTGTCTATTGGTAACAATTAGCTTTCTTTGTTTTTTACAAAAAGCAAAAGAACACGAAAGAAGAATTAAGTTAATAGAAAGGAACGATGAACTATATCGAGATAGTACAGGAGTAGAAAAAGAGTATTTAAATAGTAACCAAATAATAAATAATAGATATGAACATTGAAATCAAAGGGAAAATTGTAGGTATAAATGAAACCGTACAAGTAAGTGAAACTTTTAGCAAAAGAGAGTTTAAAGTAACAACAAATGAAACGTATCCAAATACGTACAAAATTCAAGTAACGAAAGACAAATGCGCTTTACTAGATAGTTTCAAAACAAATGACGAGGTCACTGTATTTTGTAACTTAAACGGTCGTGATTGGACGAATCCAACTACTCAAATAATTAGCAATTTTATTTCATTAGATGCGTGGAAAATTGAAGTTAATAAACCTGAGATAAAAGTTGAAAATACTATTTTGGAAGAACCTTCAGACTTACCATTTTAGATGAAACCATTAATAGACAAAAAAGAGTGTGACGAGGTTAGAAATAGCTTTGTCACACTTGAACTTAAGCAACGAAAAACATTCGGTCTTAAGGTTAGCTCTCCATTACGAGAAAAAGTTTTAGAATCAATAACAAGAGCAACGTATAATAAGTTCATTATTTATAAAATGCCAGTTAGCGAGAAAGTATTAAATGTGTTTAAATTATATTTATGACAGCAAAAGAAAAAGCAGAAGAGTTAACACATAAATTTTATGAAACAGAAAATGATTCACTATATTATGGAGTTAATTGGAATATTGCAAAACAATGTGCAACATTATGTGTTGATGAGATAATGGAAATTATAACAAAATACGATAATCATTTGCTTGATTTTAGATATTGGCAAGAAGTTAAACAAAAAATAGAAAAATTATAATGACACCAGAAGAAAAAGCATATGAATTGTATGAAAAAATACTTTTTGGTTTTCAACATACGATTGATGAATATACGGCTAAAAAATGTGCATTAATTGCAGTTGATGAGATATTAGGAGATGATATGTATGATATGAGTGAAGAACTATTTGAAAAAAGAATAAGTTATTGGGAAGAAGTTAAAGAAGAAATTGAAAAATTATGAAACTAAAATATTTTAAAAAAAAACTAAAAAGATATGAGGTTGTTAGTTTAATGGCTCATATAGATGTTAAAGATGAAATGCTTAAAAAAGCACAAGACGAAGGTTGGGAAATATGTGGGGATATTTTAATTAAAAATAAAGATGGATGGTGTGGAAATACATTTTTTCATATACCTATGAAACGAAAATTATGAATTATTTTTAAAATTAACTATCTGAATAATAGGTAGTTAATTTTTATTTTACATTTATTTTAAATAAACGCTTGTATATTTAAAAAAAGTATGTATATTTGTAGTGTACAAACAAACAACAACTAAAAATTAGAAATTATGAAAGCAATTAAAATCAGCAGAACAGTATTTCCAAAAGACAAACCAAAAGACTACAATGAATGGGCTATGTGGTTTTGGGGTTGCTACAAAATGGAAATGGAAAAAGTTAAAACAGGGTGGGATAAGAATATTTACATACCAAAAAACAAATAAGATGAAAGCAAAATTAGACTTATTGACAAAACTACATTATGAATTAAATTTAGACAATTTTTTCAACGTAGAATTCAACGAAACAAAATTATATTTACTAGCTTTTCACACAAATGAATTAGAAGTATTATTATTCAACAAACACTACCAAGTTCAATGGGATAGAGTGAGAGAAAAGTACATCTATGATTCAGACGATTTGAAAATTGTATTAAGTGAAAGATTATGAAAAGAACATGTAAAATATGCAACAAAGAAAAGAGATTAACTGAGTTACATTTCGTTAAATTTTTAGACAAATATTATACGCACCAATGTAGAAAATGTTTGAGTGATTTAGGCAAAGAAAGACATTTGTATAAGAAGTTTTTTGAAGCACAACAAAGAGAAAAAAATATGCGAATAAATAGAGTATGCTTAGGTCATAAAGATGAAGCTTACTATACAGATGAAAATTATAAATATGTTCCACCAACTTATGAAGAAATACTAAAAGAATATGAAAACAATTAAAATAAACAAAACAACTTACTACATACATTTTGAAAACAATGATTACTATCTAGTAAGTAAAACAAAAGATGGTGCTAAATTTAAAATTGATAGAAAATGAACAGACAGATACAAAAACAGCTAAGGCATAACCAATATTTATCAGATAAACAAAACTACGATGTAAAAGCGTGTGTTATTGCTGGTGTTCTACCTACTATTTTAGAGTATTTTGAAGACCTTAGAGAGGTTTTTCCTGAGCATTACACTAAAGACGTTATCTTTGCACTAAATAATCATTTAAACGCGATTTATTTTAAATGTCCTGAAAATGAAAAATTAGCAGTTGCAACTCAACAAATGGCGATTACTACTAGTTTTGAAAATTGGATTGAAACAAATTTTAAAAATGACTGAAAACGATAAAACTAAAATTGCTATTCGTATGGAATATATTAATGCAACTAATGAACATTATTTAGACAACATAGCAAAATATTGTGATTTCTTAGAATTTAAACTTATAAAATATGAAAACAAAAAACAAGCACAGAAAAATATATCTAGCAAGAAAAAACTTTAAAACTTTATTTTGTATAGCTTTTAAAACTAGAGATAAGATTGTTTTAAAGCATAATAAAAAGGAATTATTTGGATATGCAATTACAAATTATAAAAAAGAATACGTAAATAATGAGTTATAATTGGACTTTAAAAGATGCAGTGTTTACCAAAGATAAAGGAAAAGTGTTTAGCTGTTTTGCTTGTGGTGGCGGTTCAACAATGGGGTATAAATTAGCAGGATTTGATGTAATAGGTCATAATGATATTGACGTTAAAATGGTAGAGGTTTATAAAGAAAACCATAAACCAAAGTATAGTTATTTAGAAAGTATTACAACATTTGCAAAACGTAAAGACTTACCAAAAGAGTTATATGAATTAGATATTTTAGACGGTTCACCGCCTTGTTCGAGTTTTTCAATGGCTGGTAATAGAGAAAAAGACTGGGGAAAAGAAAAGAAATTTAGAGAAGGTCAAGAGTTACAAGTTTTAGATACTTTATTCTTTGATTTTATAGATTTAGCAAAAGAATTACAACCAAAAGTAGTAGTTGCTGAGAATGTAAAAGGGCTGTTATTAGGTAATGCAATTGATTATGTGCGTAAAATATACAAGGCATTCGATGAGGCTGGATATTATTGTCAACATTTTTTATTAGATGCTTCAAAAATGGGAGTTCCACAACGTAGAGAAAGAGTCTTTTTTGTATGTTTACGTAAAGATTTAGCACCTAAATTTCTTGAAAGTGTAGATATGTTTACTGAACTACCTAAAATTAAAATGGAATTTAATGAAAAAGAAATACCTTTTAAAGATTTTGATAGTGGTAAACCAGGCAGAAAAATAACAAAATGTATATTAGAATGGTATGACAAAACAGATATAGGTGAATCAGTAGGTAATTGCATAAGAAGACACGGATTTAAAGAAAAATTATTTTCATATTCAAAATTAGATCCTAATAAACCTTTAAAAACAATTCTTTCAGCTTATGATAGTGGGGAATTTAGACACGACACACCACATTATTTACACGAAGAAGATATAATTAAGGGTGGAAGTTATCCAACAGATTATAATTTTTTAGATGTTAAACCTAAATATCTTGTAGGAATGAGTGTCCCACCTTTAATGACAAAAAGAATAGCAGTAGAAATATATAATCAATGGTTAAGTGAGTTATAATTTATAAACTCATTTTACTAGCCAGTCATTAATTTGATTGGCTTTTTTTGTACCTTTATTCTATGAAATACCTTATAATTTTCCTACTATTTTCTTGTCAATCTTATAGCGTACACGAGCAAAATCTAATCCAACAACAAAAAAGAATGGAGCAACTTGATGAACAAAGTAGAAAAAAACAACAGAAAATTAGAGATAGCAGAAAAAAAAATTGTGTAAAGATTAGAAAGTTACACAAAAATAGAAAATATATTTAGCCACATAACCGCATTCTCTTTATATACCGATTTTTGAGATAAAATAAAATAGGGGGGGGGTACCTAAAAAACCGATTTTGTGCTGGTTATGTGGCAGTGATTTGATTTTCAAATAGTTATAGTGGTAAATATGTGGTTTAATATATGGTATTAATTTAATTATTTGGTTTTCAATTATTTAACTTGATTTTTAGATATATTTTAGATTTATTTTAAAAATTTTGTAATTTATATTAATATTATTAGTATTTTTGTAATACAGTTCTCATCCTACATTATAAGAACTTAAGGATTTTAAACCCTTACAATGAACCAGAGGTAGGATGCTGGGGATTTGTGAGGGTTTTTTTATTTAAAATATGTTAAAATGAATGAAGAAATTTTCAAAGAAAGAAAAAGTAAACTTGAAAGAATTGTTATAGATATTTCAGATTTACGAGTTAATCCATCAACCTATGATTTTGATTTTTATTTTATAGGTGGAACATTTAATTTTTATATAAATGATATACCAATTAGAAAAGAAATAATTAAAATAACTAAAAATGAATGGTTAAATCTTGAATATATTTTTATTAAAACAGTTGAACAATGCTAGAACCTTTTAACACAAAAATATCAGTATTTAAGAACTTATTTAGTTCAAAGGATACTCCGTTTTCATTAACTATTACAGAAGTTTATGAACGTATCAAACTTGGTAATCCTATTTTAATTGATAAGATTAATACTATTAGAACTACACAGGATAAAGAATTAAGAGATAAAACAAAAAATAGTTTATTAGCTATAATGTTTAATGGAATATTTATTGAAAGAACTGATAATTCGCTTGAAGAACATTCTGGATGTTGTATTTTAGATTTTGATAAATATCCAACATTAGAAATAATGAATCAGGAACGTGAAAGATTAATAAAAGATAAGCACGTTTTAATGGTATTTACATCTCCAAGTGGTAATGGTTTAAAAGCTTTAATTCGTATTCCAAAAAGTAATAAATTAGAACACAAAAGAAGATTTAACGCATTTAGAAAGTATTTTGAAAGTGATTATTTTGACGAGAAAAACTGCAACGTTTCTCGAGTTTGCTTTGAAAGTTATGATCCTGATATTTATTTAAATCAATTTTGCGAAGAGTTTACAGAAATTGAAGAAGAAAAAGGATTTACCTATTCTGAAAAAGTACCTTCGATTATTTTAAGAGATGAAAGAAAAATAATTGAAAGAATAATGAAATTTGATTTTAAAGGTGGTTTTGAAGAAGGTAACCGAAACAACTACATTTTAAAATTGGCTATGTCATTTTCTGAATATGGAATAAGTCAGGATACTGCTGAAGGATATATTTTTAACAATGTTGTAATTGGTGATTTTTCAGAAATAGAAACAATAAATACTATTCGTTCAGCATATAGAAAAACAAATTTTGATAGTAAATATTTTGAGGATTTTTCTACAATTAAAACAATACAAAATAAAATAAAAAGTGGAATAAATTTAGAAGATATTCAAAAACAACTTAATGTTGAAAAAGAAATAATTAACGAAATAAAATTTCAATTAGTTGAGTCTGAAGATATATTTTGGAATATTCAAGTAAATAAAAGTGGAGTTGAAACAATAACTATTGAACCTTTTAAATATGCTTCTTTTTTGGTGAAAAATGGATTTAATAAATACTATCCTGAAACTTCAGAAAATCCAACTTTTGTAAGAGTAAAAGAAAATAAAGTAAACCTTTCATCAGTTGCTCAAATAAAAGATTTTGTATTAAATTATTTACTTGAAAGAAGTTTAATAAATGTATGGAATTACTGCTCTAAAAGTCCATACCTATTTACTGAAAGTCATTTAAATATGATTGATAGTATTTACTTAAAAATGTTGTCAGATGAAAAAGATACTGCTTATATTCCATTTAAAAATGGAGTTGTTAAAGTAACTGCTGATAATACTGAATTACTTAATTATATTGATGTCGATGGATATATTTGGGAAAATCAAATAATAAATAGAGAATTTAAAAAAGTAAGTGATTACACAAATGATTTTCAAGATTTTATACGTAAAGTAAGTGCAAACGATGATGAAAGAACAAAATCATTAGAACTTACACTAGGATATTTAATTCATACCTACAAAGATAAAACAGACCAAAAAGCAATTATATTTAATGACCAAGAAATTGACGACAATCCAAATGGGGGAAGTGGAAAAAGTTTAGTTTTAACTTCTCTTTCACATTTTAGAAAATTAATTAAAATTGATGGAAAAGCATTTGACCCGAAAAAATCTGATTTTGTTTATCAACGTGTTAATTTAGACACTCAAATTCTTTCATTTGATGACGTTAAAAAGAACTTTAATTTTGAACAATTATTTTCTTTAATTACTGAGGGGATAACAGTTAACCGAAAAAATAAGGATGAAATATTTATTCCCTTTGAACGCTCACCAAAAATTATTATTACAACTAACTATGTAATTAATGGAATTGGAAGCTCACACGAAAGAAGAAGGCACGAAATAGAGTTTTTTCAGTATTTTAATAATAAAAGAAGCCCACTTTCTGAATATGGTAGATTGCTTTTTGATAGTTGGAATGTAAACGATTGGAATAAATTTGACAACTATTTTATTAATAATTTACAAATGTTTTTAAAATATGGTTTATCTAAAACAATTTCTATTAATGGAAATGCTAAAAGATTTATTCAGGGTACAACGAAAGATTTTTATGATTGGACTGAAGAGGGTAATTTACAAGTCAATAAAAGAATCTATACTGTTGAAATTGTATCTTTATTTCTTCAAGAATATAAAAATTATAAAGAATTAAGTCCAAGAGATTTTATGAAATGGGTGCGTGAATATTGTAACTACAAAGGTTATGATTTTGAAAAGAACAGAGACCAACAAGGTAGATATTTTGAAATAAAAACTAATTAAAAAAGAAATGTTAAACGAAGAACAACAAGAATTGCAAAATCAATTAATAGATTTTATAGAACAAGAAGAAAATGGTTTTTTTGGTGTAGTCGGTGCTGGTGGGACTGGAAAAACTTATACTATTTGTCAAACAATAGATGTTTCAAAAGCTATTTTTTTAGGTGCAACAAATAAAGTGGTTGGTAATTTAAAAAATCAATTAAAAGATTTAGGACATTTAAATTTTAAAGCTAAAACAATCGATAGTTTTTTAAATTTTAAAATGATAAAAGACCATAACAACAAAACAATAACTAAAAGAAAACTTCCTAAAAATGGAGATATTCCAAATATTATTGTAATTGATGAAATATCTTTAATTAATAATGAATGTTTTGATTTATTAATGAAATTAAAAGACAAAAGAAAGTTTATTTTAATAGGTGATAATAGACAAATTCCACCTATTGAGGATGATTTTGAGCGAGATAGTCAAGATTTTAAAGTAAGTAAAATATTTAATAAATTAGATTACAGTTTTGAATTAACTATTCAGCAAAGACAAAAAGAAGGTACAGATTTAAAAGATTTAATTAAAAAGTTTAGAGATAATATGCATCTTAAAATTAATTTTGAAAAAATGGCTGAAAAATTTAAAAATGATTCTGATATACTTTTTTACAATAATAATTCAAAAGAACTTAAGCAAATAATAAAAGGTCAAAATCCAATAGCTGTATGTTTTAAAAATTTAACTTGTCTTTCATTTAATTGGTTAATAGGTTCTACAAAATCAAATAATTTAGGGTATAAAGTAAATGAATTAAATATTGGTGATGTTGTTTTTTTTGATGGTTTCTACTCAAGAGATGATGAAAAATTTTACACTTCAGAAATAGTTGAAATAATAGATATTGAACATTTTGTAGAAGAAGAAAAAGAAATATATCCTGGTGAAATTGCAAAATTTAATTATAAAAAAATATTAGTTAAAAAAGAAAGTGGAGTTAGTGTTATTATTTATGTTGGTAATGGTTACCAAAATACTTTATATCCTATTAAATACAGAATTGATAAAGTAGTTGGTAAAATAAAAAAAGAAATTGAAAAATTAAATGAAGGCAATAAATATAAATTTGTGCTTCAAAAAAAAATAGCTGAATTAAATACAAAATATAATGATTTAAAGCTAGGTTTTGCTACACTTAAAAAACCTTTTGCTATTACTTCACATAAAAGTCAAGGAAGTACATTTAAAGACGTTATAATTCCAATTTATGACTATGCTAATAAAAATCCTCAAGATGTTAATCAGTTAATGTATGTGGCTATGTCAAGAGCAAAAAATAGAATAATATTTGTAAATAAAAAATCTAATTTTAAAGATAATTCTAATAGATATTCTTTTTCAGAAATGGAGCGTTCAGCGATTGCATCAAGTCAATCTTATAATTGTAATATTTGTGAAATTGAACTAAATGATAATCGAGAATTTGATATAGACCATATTATTCCAATTGCAAATGGTGGAAAAAATACATTAGATAATCTTCAAGCTATTTGCAAAAAATGTCATTCTGAAAAAACTAAAGCAGAAAAGTATGGAATTGAATTAAAATAATTATATTAGCGCAAAAAAACTAAATAGATATGTTAGCAGAAAGTAAACAAACATCTTTAGTTATTCATGTAACAGATATAAACGACAGCACGTTTAAAGGTACTGTGCTAGTAGCAGATGAGAAAAACAATGTAGGCGACAACGTTACTTATATCAAATCGTATTTTAATTTTACAGACCCAATTGTTAGTTCTGTTATCAATAAATTCAAAAAACGTTCTGAGTTAGGTATAAAAAAATACGGAACTACTTTAGAAGATAATAATACAGATAATTTTTTGGAACATCTTTCAGAGGAGTTAATGGATAGTTTACTATACATTCAAAAGATTAAAGATTTACGCAAAACAATTGAAGATTTACAGATACAGTTGAGCGTTAATCGTGGTTACTTAAATGAATACATTAATAAATACGGAAGTTTATGATAATTCAACCAATTTTAGATTTACCCAATAGATATAGAATAATAACTAAATATGGTAAAATTGAGAACCTTCATAAAACTACAAATGAATGGTACAAATCTGAAGGTAGTAGCGTATTTATGCACGAGTTTGTTATTTATATAGTTCGTGAATATTCACAATTTAAAACGTACAAATGACAGTTGAAGTTTTTGAATGGATAGAAATGGTAGTGTATCATAACTACAGATGTGAAAAATTTAATTATATTTACGAATTAATATGCAACAATTAAAGAAACTAGAGCAATATTGTAAGGTTAGGGATATTAAAGCTACTTTTGTAGATGGTATCTTAATCGAACCTTTACCGATAGTTAAGTCTAATTATAGAGTAAGAAAAGAACCTTATTTTATTGATTTGGCGGTTGCTAGATATGGTTGTTCTACTGTTGTTGAGGCAATGTTTAATAAACAAATGACATTAATACTTTAATTTTCAGTTAACTAATTTAAACTGATTCTAAATAATGGATAATAGAAAAAATAATAAAGGAACTAAAGGAAATAATGGAGGTAGACCTTCAAAAGCTGAAGAACAAAATTTAATACAAAAGTTGTCACCTTTAGAAGAACAAGCTTTTTTAAAATTAGCTGAAGCAATTGACAATGGAAAAGATTGGGCAATTAAAATGTTTTTTGAATATATGTTTGGTAAGCCTAAACAACAAACGGATATTACTTCAATGGGTGAAAAGATTCAAAATGTTATACATTTAGGAAGTGGAATAAATCCAAATGAAACTACTAATTAAACAGGAACACGCCACATTTTATTTACAAGATAAAACTACAGAAGAGGTTCTTTATGGCGGAGCAGCTGGTGGAGGAAAATCAGCATTCGGTTGTTTATGGTTAATTTCAATGTGTCAAAACTATCCAGGAACTAGGTGGTTAATGGGTCGTTCTAAACTTAAAACATTAAAAGAAACTACTTTAAATACTTTCTTTGAATTAGCTAGTAAATTAGACATAGGAGATGAATTTAATTTTAACGCTCAATCAAATGTTATTTATTTTGAAAATGGTAGCGAGATAATACTCAAAGATTTATTTTTATATCCATCTGATCCGAACTATGATAGTTTAGGTTCATTAGAAATAACAGGAGCATTTATAGATGAATGTAACCAAGTCGTATATAAGGCTTGGCAAATCGTTAAATCTAGGATAAGGTATAAACTAAACGAATATAATTTAATACCTAAAATGTTAGGAACTTTAAATCCTGCAAAGAATTGGACGTATAAGGAATTTTACCAACCATCTAAGAATGGAACTTTAAAAGATTATAGAAAGTTCATACAAGCTTTACCACAAGATAATCCACATTTACACCCTTCTTATTTAAAATCATTATTGCAGTTAGACAATAACGCTAAGCAAAGGCTTTATTATGGTAATTGGGAGTATGATGATGACCCTAGCACATTAATTGATATGGCCGCTATTATAGACTATTTTAATCCAGTTCATTTAAACGATAATGGTAAACATTATATAACTATTGACGTTGCGCGTAAAGGTAAAGATACAACCGTTTTTAGGGTGTGGAATGATTGGAAATGTATAGATGTTATAATATTTGATAAAAACACAATAGTAGAAGCTTATAATGAAGCTCGAAGATTACAAGCTAAATATAATGTACCAAATAGTCAAACAATAGCCGATGAGGACGGTGTGGGTGGCGGTTTGGTTGATATGTTAAGATGTGAGGGTTTTGTGAACAATAGCAAAGCATTGAATGGTGAAAACTATGAGAATTTAAAAAGTCAATGTTCTATTTTAATGGCTAAAAAAATACAAAATAGAGAATGTGGAGAGGTTTCAAACAATAATCATATTAGAGATTTAGTTAGTGAAGAAATGGAGCAAATTAAACAAAAAGAGATTGACAAAGATACTAGACTAGGTATTATTTCAAAAGATGTTATAAAAGCTAATATAGGACGTTCGCCCGATCATTGGGACAGTATTATGATGAGATACTATTTTGAGTTGAAACCAAAAGCAAAAGCACCAAAAAGTCGTTTATTATGATAAAATTCAAAACTAAAATAAAGGATTTTAATCTTCCTACAAACTGGTCCGACATTAAATTCAAAGATTATTTAAAGTTGCAAAATTCAAATGAAATTGAAGCTTTAAAAATACTTACAGGATTAAACGAGGTTGAAATATCATTGATAGATATTGAAGAAATAACACCTTATTTAGAATTTTTAAAAGACGATCCGACAAAATTTGAAGAAAATAATTTTATAAATGATATTGAACTACCATTTGATTTAGGTCAAGAAAGTTACGAAAAGAAAATATTAGCTTGTAGGGACATTTCAAACGTGTATGAGATAATTAAAATATATTCCGGAGTAGATTGTTTAGAATTAGATTGTGATAGCGTATTTTCAGCTTATTGCTACCTTTTAAACCGTTTAATTAAAATTATTGAACGAGATAATGAACGTTTAAAATCAGACGTTACTATTGAACAACAAAGAGCCGGTGTAAATATGTTTAATGAGTTAGGGGATTTCAATACTATTGATATGATAGCAGAGAAATATAAATATACTCATTCGGAAGTTGAACAGTTACCTTATAATTTAATTTTTTTAATATTACTAAAACAAAATATAAGTAGTAAATTTGAAAGTAATTACGCTAAAATAATACAAGAAAAATGACAATAAAACAATTGATAAGCGGTCACGTTGCTTCAATGGACGCAAATAATAAAAGTTATACTTTTCTACATTCGGAAACTCAATGGCAAAATCTTATGGCAGATGAACAATTATTGCCTTGTGTGTATTTGGATATGCCTATGAAATATAATCCTAATATAACGATTACAGGAGCGTTTCAAAAGACTTATATCTGTGTAGCTTTATTTCTATTCAAAAGTGAGTTAGATGATAACGATACACAACAAGAACAAACTTTTGTAATGGCAGAAAATGCTCAACGTGAATTTCAATTAAAACTTGAAAATGATGTTGATAACGTTCGTGATTTAAAAGTTGATACTTGCGTTCAGGTTCAAAATCTTTTCGATACAAATATGAGTGGCGTAATGATGCCTTTTAGCTTTAGAATGATTAATAGTGATGGAGTATGTTAAAATTTAACCATAAAAAAAACCTTTGGATAATAACGATTGGAAGTTGGGTATTAATAGCTTTTATATTGTATTGTTGTGACAAGTAATAAAGAAATATTTGATCAGTTTGTAAATATTGTAATACCCGAATTACAAAAGGTTAGCGGTTCTTTTGGTAAAACAATTGAAGTAGAAACAACTGAAAATAGTATGACTATTTATGCTAGTCCTTTTATTCGTGTTTTAATAGATGGTCGTAAACCTACTTCGTTTGGAGCTAAAAAAGGTAACCCAACTTTACAACAGGCAATATTGGATTGGATAGATAGAAAAAACATTACTCCTTATGCAAAAGCAGATGGTAATATACCAACGAAAGAGCAGTTAAGTTGGATTATCTCAAAATCAATTCATTTGTACGGAACTAAATTGTATCAAAGAGGAGGAGGAAATAATATATTTGATTCTATTTTGACAGCTAATCGTATTGATAATTTATTATCTTTAATGAGTCAAAAATATTACACGCAAATAACAAGCATTGTAAAATGAGTATAAGCATTTCAAAATATCCAACTATATTAATAAATGGACATCAATCTAAATGGTTTCCAGCGCACCAACCTATAACATTTGAAGTAAAAAGACAAGATACAACAGTATTACAAAGATTCGTACAAAATGGATTGATAAATTACAGATGTTCATTCGTACCTAATACGGTTTACGCAGGTCAAAAAATACAATACGTTATTTCAGATACGGTTACTTATACTTTAACCGTTCATAGCGTTTCGGGAAATATAATAAGGGTTGTTTACATTCCAGGACCAGTAAGCGGAGCGTTAGGGTTTATAAATTTTATAGATACTTACAAAGGTTATTTTATTGAAACTCAGGTAAGCTATATTGATACAACAAACAACTATCAAATAATTGGAAGTGTAAAAAATAAACCAGCCACCAATGGAATAGCAAAGGTATCTGTTCAAGAATTACTAGCAACAAAATGTATTAATCAAAATGATTTTTTATATAATAAAATAAATTCTAAGCAATTTGGCGAAGGTTCAAAATTTAATATTCAAATAAGAGAAAATTATAACGGTATAAGCGGTAAATATTCGTCTTTGAGCACGAATTCAGCTTTGTTTTATTCCAACTCGGCAAAACAAATTCAGGAGCAGTATGGTTATAATATGGCTGAATATGTACCTACTTATGATGCTGCTAGAACGGTTAAAGCTAAGTTTCAAAGTGTATTCAAAAAACCTACTTACTTTATAGGTTATCCGTTTTCTTTAAATTTTTTGTACTCAGATAATATGTTGAATTATCAATTAGTAAGAAAGGAAAGAACAAAAGATATTAACGGTAACACAATAGCTACAACAACGGATAATTTATTCGCCCCTGAACGTGAATTTTCAAATAGATTGATGTTAAAACAAGGATATACAAGTAATATTAAAACTATTGATATTTGGCTTGAAACAAACGGAACTACATATCAAAACCCTGTAAATCCTTGGAATAATTACGGACCTAATATTTTTAGACCTTTACCAATAAGAGGATTATATAATGCAAATCCAACTTTTTATTCCAAAAATTTATACGAATGATAGTAACAGAAACAAAAACAATAAAAATAGATAGGGAATGTAAAACAAACCCTGTATTTATTTCGTGGTTGAACGTTTACGGTGGTCGTGAACATTGGTTATTTTCAAAAGTACATACAAAAGGTATAGTAACACAAAATAATGGAAGCTATGAAAATTATGTTGAAGATTTATCCAATTCAAGAGGACAAATAAACGATATTAGTAGATTCGCAACTCCATTATTAATTGTTAATGCTATGGTAGACATTGAAGATATTGAAGGAATAAAAACACTTCTTTACTCTCCTTGCGTTGAAATGTTGGTTAGCGAAAACCCTATTAAGTGGCAAACTGTACGTCCTCAAGTTGGTAGCTTCAAATTATATGATACAACTCAATTAAAAGCTACAATAGAAATAACTTTTGAATTACCTTACATAAATATACAAGGTCAATGAATCAATTAATAATTAATGGTAAAACAGTTGATTTATCCGATCAGACAAATATAGGTATAACGTTTTGCGCTAATAATATTGGAGAGTTACAGGATAGACAAGGTAATTTTACGAATAATTTTAAGCTTCCGATAACAAAAAGAAATATAGAAATATTTGAATGGTCCAATATTCAAACATCATCAAGTTTATTACCTTACAAAAAATTAAAGGCTACATATATACAAAATGGAGTTGAGTTATTAAGCGAAGGGATAGCAGAAATTCAAAGTGTAGATGAATATTTTAATATCGTTGTATATTCGGGTAATTTAGACTTTATAGATACAATAAACGATGTTACAGTAGGTGAATTATACAAAAATGATACTCCAATTGTTTGGAATTTGAATACCGTTTTAAATTACAGAAATTTAAACAATCATGTTGTTTTTCCTATCGTTAATTGGCGAAAAGATGTAGCAAACTTTTTAACTGCAGACGGTGTGATAGATTCAGAGTTTATGCTTCCATCTTTAACAATGCCTAATTTATTCACTCGTCTTTCAAATTATACGGGTTACAATATAACAGGTAATTATTTAACAAACAGCGATCATTTGTCAATGATTTTAACTCCTAATAATTTTCAAGCTTTAACTCCTCCGACAATTAAAACTAGCAATCCTTTGACCGCTGTTGGAACGACTGGAGGAACGCAAATAAGCTCAGGAAGTGCAATATCTACAGTTTCCGTTTTTCCAACATTTAGAAACGAGAATAATGCTTCTGAATTTGCTTATGGGGATTTCCGACCTAGTATAAATAAAATAGGTATATTGTCTTTTAGCGGTGAATATCAAATAAAATGGATAGCTTTAACAAACAACATTAACGAATCAACAAAGAATTGCTATATTGACGCTCAATTTATAGATCAAGGAAGTAACGTTATACACACTACTACATTTGGACCATATACTTTCCCTAGAAACAAAAATATATCGGATAAAATTGTTTTAGAAATTGAAACTCCTGAAATGACTTTTCTTTCTTCTAAACAATATAAAGTACGTTTAAATTGTAGGATTGAACAAAAAAATGTTAATACTGTATTTAATTTGTATCAATATCCAATTACAAACACGACTAATCAACCGATTGGATTTTTCAGTCCTGGATCAACAACTACAAACGTTTATCCTAGATTTATGAAATTTGTCGGAACTAATAAAATTGCTTTTGGTAATGCTTTGGATTTACCGAGTTTATTTACAATGAAAGTAAAGGACGTTTTGAAAGATATATTGAATTTACGAGGTATAATATTACAAACAAATAATTATTCTAAAACTATTCAATTCAATGTTTTTGAGGACGTAAAAAACAATATTTATTTAGCAAAAAATTGGAGTAGTAAATTACAAAGCAATAAAGTTTTAGGTTTCAAATTTGGTAACTACGCTAAGAAAAACAATTTTAAGTTCAAGAAAAACACAGATAGTGAGGATATGATTGAAGGTATTAATGATTATTACTTCAATTTATCAAATGAGAATTTAGAAGATGAAAAAACGGTTGTTCAATTGGGACATTCATCTACAAAAATTTATAGTGGTTTTGGAAGTCGTTTAATTGCTAGAATACCTTTTTTAACAAGTGCTACGTATAATTGGGATTCTAATGTTGGTTGGAAGATATTAAATTGCTATCCTGAAGATATACCGTTTTCTGTAACCTATAAATATTCAACTACGAATATCAACTCAAATGTTTCAATTCCTTACTGTAAAATGTTAGGTTTTCAAACATTAGTACCTAAATACTACAATGCTTTAACTGAAATGTTAACAGAAACTAAAGTGTTGAAAATAGATGTAAAATTAAATGTCAATGATGTATCAGACTTTGATTTTTCAATTCCTGTACAAATAAATAGACCAGATTTGAATATTGATGGTTATTTTTATGTAAATAAAATTGAGAATTATAAAGGCGGTATAACACGTTGTGAAATTGTAAGGATATGAGCGAAGAAAAAACTATATTATTAAACGTTAAGCTAGACACTACGGATTTAAAAAAGAACGCTGAAATTGCTGAGAAAAACGTAGCAAAATTAAAAGAGGAGCAAAAAAAGTTATTGGAAACAACAGATAAAAATTCCATTGAATATAAAAAGCTTCAATTTGAAATAAAGCAAAATGAAAAAGTAATCAATGATTTTATTAAGGTTACCAAAATAAGTCAAAACGAAAGTGCGAAGCAAAACAACTCGCTAAACGATCAAGCTCAACAATTAGCTGCGATGAAAACAGCTTATAGAAGTATGAGCGAAGAGATGAGAAATAGTGATGCTGGAAAGCAATTACTAGCAGATACAGAAAGGATAAACGAATCTTTAAAAGCTTCCGAAAAAGCTTATGGAGATAATCAAAGAAATGTAGGTAATTACGGAACTGCCTTAGCTGACTTGAAGCGTGAATTGAAAGCTTTAAAGGGCGAAATGGTAACATTAGATGCTGGAAGTGAAGAATATCAACAAGCTTCTGAAAAAGCAGGTATCTTAGGGGATAAAATAAAGGAAGTAAACGAAAATGTTAAGGCTTCAACTGGAGGTACTGGCTTTGAAAAATTATCCAACAATTTAAGCCTAGTTCAAGACGACTTAATGAACTTGGATTTTGCTGGAGTTTCTGAAAAAATGAAACAAATGGCGGTTATTTCTAAATCAATGACGTTTTCTGAAGTTTTAGGAGGTCTTAAAAATATGGGTAGTGCTTTGCTTTCACTTGGAAAAGCTATATTAATGAACCCTTTATTCTTAATAGCTGGTGCGGTTGTCGGAATTGTTGCAGCTTTAAAATTATGGAGCGATTCAATTAACGAAAAAGCTATAAAATCACAAGAAAATCACACGAATAGCATCTTAAAAAATATAAGTGCTATGCAAGAACAACGTAAATTGAGTGAAAAAATAACTGAATTAACGATAAAACAAGCAGAATTAGAGGGTAAATCAACCGAAGAAATAGGTAAGATGAGGTTAAAAGCTTTAGATAAGTCAAATAAAGATGACTTTAAAGAGCGAATGAAGTATTTTGATGCTATTCAAAGTGCTAGAAAATCATATAATTTAGCTGAAGAGGAGGAAGATAAAAAGAAATATGCCGAACAAATAAAGGATTTGCAAGGAAACTATAAGGAATTGTTAAATAATTCAAAAACGTACGGTTTAGAAAGAAAAAATTTACAATTAGAAATAAATAACCAATTAATAGAGGAAACAAAAGCGAATAACGAAAAACTAAAAAATCAAGAAACTCAAAATAACGCTGAACGTTTAGAAATAGCTAGAAAATTAAAAGATTTGATGCTTGATAATGAAGATCTAAAAAATGAAAATCAAGCGAAAATTATTGAAGCTCATTACAAATTTTTAGAGGATAGCGCAAACGGTAATATTGAAGAACTATTAAGGATTCAAGAAGAAAAAAATACGAAACTAAATGAATTAGATTTAGAAATTTATAACGATTCCTTAGCTAGACAAAAAGAAAGTTATAAACGTGAAATTGCTGAAGCAAATGGTAATGGTAAAATTATTGCTGAGATAAAAGAAAAAAATCAATTAGAAATTCAAAGAATAAATATTGAATTTGAAAATAAACAAAAAACACGTGAACAACAACAAGTAAAAGACAAAGAAAATTTTGAGAAACAGAAACTTGAAAGTGAACGAAAAGCAAAACAAGAGATTGGTTTGATAAATGCTGAATTGAATCTATTAAAAGCAAAAGGAACGGATCAAGAAAAACAAGCTTTCTTAAATTACCAAAATGAAAAAATTAAAGTACTTGAAGAAAACGCTAAGAAAGAAATTGAACTAAATAATCTCGTTGGTGCGGAAGCTGAAAAGGTAAATGCACAACTTCTTTTAGATACTAAAAAAATTCAAAGCGAGGAGTTAAAAACAAAGGAGGAAACGAAAGAACAAGAAACTGAAATTGTATTAACGAAAGAACAAGAAAAACTACAAAAGCAAACAGTACTTGCTATTAATAGCGCGGTACAGTTAACCGATTCATTAAGTCAAATTACACAAAATAGAATTGAAAGAGAACTACAAGATGAGCAAAATAAATACAACGATCAAGCGGATTTATTAAAATCTCAATTAGATGCAAACTTAATTTCAGAAGCTGAATACAACGCTCAAAAAAGTACAATAGATGCTGAGTTTAAAGCTAGAGAAAGAGAATTAAAAACCGAAGCGTTTAAGAAAGAAAAACAAGCTAATATTTTGAAAGCAATTATGAATACTGCGGTTGGTGTAGCTGGTGCTTTACCTAACATTCCTTTGTCTGTTTTAGCGGGTGTTTTAGGTGGTGTTCAAGTTGGGTTAATTTCTTCACAACCTATCCCGCAATTTGCAAAAGGGGGTGTTTTTGGTGGGAAAAGTCATTCAAACGGAGGTACAAAAGGTTATTTTGAGGACGGTACACAAATAGAGGTTGAAAAAGATGAAAGTTTCTTTATTTTAAATAAACGCGCTACTCCTTTGATTAGTCAACTATCAAATATTAATCAATCAACTGGTGGAGTACCTTTAATGGCTAACGGTGGAATGGTTAAATTTGCAAACGGTGGAATGGTGGCAAATTCAATAAGCGGTAATTTAGATCAACAATTTAACCAACAAAATCAGTTAATAAATCTAGTTTCAGCATTACCAAAACCAGTAGTTGTGGTCCAAGATATTAACGATGCACAAGGAAATTTGATAAATATTGAAAATAGAGCGAATTTTTGATTAATTTTAAGTATGTCAATAAAATTATTAGAAAAATTACACGATAGCGGAGAGTTGCATGACTTATTACGCTCAGGCTTAATATCGGTTAATGTTTTAACTTGGTATAAAATATATAAGTCTTTTAAATTTCAAATGCAAAATGGAGTAAAAAAAACACAAGCTATAACAGATGTAGCAGATATTTTTGGAGTTAGTGAAAGAATAGTATACAGAATAATAAAACGATTTGAACAATGAAAATCTACAAAAAAGGGAATTACATTTATTTAGTAAATGCAAGTGGTGATATTAAACAAGACCACGCAAATGAGGTTAAAATAACCAAAACAAATACATCTAGCGAAACGTATAGTATCTATTCAGATGATTTAGGAATAAATTACGTTACTTTTAGTGAATTAACTCAGGAAAACGGATTACCTTATGCAAGTATAGGAGCTTGGGAACTTTGGTACGCTGAGAACACGGGTTTTAATCCAGCCTCGGGAGGTAGCGGGGCGGGAACTGTTATAAATACAGTTTCAAATTTTTCAAGTTTACCCGATCCAACTTTAGTTTCAAATGATTTCTATTGGGTTTCAAATTCACAAGGTTTCAGGATATTAGGAACGTATAAGGCAAACGGTTTATATTATTCAAATGGAATTAGTTGGGAGTTTATAGACGCACCAACAACAGCGACACAAAGTGAGGTTAACACAGGAACGTTGACGGATAAATATTTAACTCCTTCGACTTTTGAAAACGCTAGTAAATGGGCAAATTATTTAGATAAATCAACTTATGATACCGATAACGATGGAATAGTTGACAAGGCTAAAAAAGAAGTAGTTGAAATAATTAACAAAACAGGTGCGACATTAACAAAAGGTACAATAGTTTACATTAAATCTTCTTCTAGTTCAGCTACTCATCCAGAGGTTTTAAAAGCCAACGCAAGTACGGAAGCGACATCGAGTAAAACAATAGGAGCTATTTATGAAGATATTTTAGAAGGTGCGGTTGGTTTAGTTGTTACAAGTGGTGAAGTTTCAAATTTAAACACTTCAGCGTATTCAATAGGTGCGAAATTATGGTTAAGTACAACGGATGGATTGATAACAACAATTCCACCAACGCAACCAAATCACACAGTGTTTATTGGTCACGTGACTAGGTCACAAACAACAAACGGTCGTATTTTATACGCTATTCAAAATGGATATGAATTAGATGAGTTACACAATGTGTTAATTGATGATTTAACACTTTCTAATAATGATATTATTCAATACGATAGTGCCACTTCACTTTGGAAAAACAAACAATTAG